CCAGCTTTCGGAAAACTACGCACATCAGGTTTACCAAACTGATCAGTAGCATCTGTGCGCTCTTGCAATGTAACAGAGATCTGAAAATCTCCAGACTGAAACTGTCGAAACAATTCCTCGCATTGCTGCTTTTGTTCATCACTCATAAAATCATATTTGCCAGTGGTATCATTCCACGGTGTCTTTGCATTTATCCAGGCGGTTATTCTGTATTCTTTGTTACCGTCTAATCCATTCATAAATTTGTGTGCAGTCTTACTAAAGTGCGCCATTACCTTCTAATCCCATCATTTAATTGTTCCCATCGCGTTTTATGATACGCCATGATTTCTTCTGCTAGGTTGCCGCTGCCTTTTTGAATTGCCTCAAATTCTCGTACAAACTCTTCTGGTATTTTTTTAAGCTGCCAGGTTTGTTTTGCATCTTTTATTTTTTCTTTTATTCGTTCAGCTAGTATCTCTAAATCTCGTTCTGATGTTCCAGTGGAACCTTCGTTGCGTTCTGCGCGCACAGCATCATCGTGTTCTTGCTCTGCATCAGCTTGGTTACCGTCATCATCAGCCTCTTCATCAGGCTCGATGCCAGCCAAGCCAAGCAATCCATATCGCTTTGCGTAAGTGGCAGCAGATCCTAATCCTTGCATACCTCGTTTGTCAGGCTCCATATAAAACTTACTACTAAACATACCGCCGCTAGTATGCTCAAAGGTTGTCTGGATGTAGTGACCTTGTTCATCTTTGCCAGCGGCTTGTATCAGCGCAAATCCATTTTTATTTAATGCTGGTTTGATTGCTTTGATGCATGACTTCAAACTTGCATATCTATTTCTAAAATGTGGGTTAGTCGCATCCTTATGCGGTGTTTTCATTTGTGACTGCGCTAATGCTAATGCAGCGATTGCTTCTTTGTTATTCATGCTTCTCACTTTCTTTTTTTAAGAGGGGGGGGGTACAACAGGCCACTAACAAAAACCATACCCCCCAATGCTAGATCACCTGAGATCTGGCTCTAGCTGCTGTGGTTTGATTACTTCCATAATCCGCACTCACAGCTTACGTTTCATTATGCTTCTAGCCCCCATGCTTTTCTTGCCTGGTTTAAATAGGCTGGTGGTTCTTTCCAATAAATCTGATTGAAGTCAGGATCGCACAGACCAAATAGATCCTCTGTGTCGTGCGCCGCCTGGAGAATGTTTTCTGTTGTTTTGTGATGCATTGCGATGTCTCGTATTACTTCTTCCAGAAAAGCTGGTTTCAACTCAGGCGCGTTGTGTTCATTAAAAATTTTATAGTCGTATGCATTTGCATAAACGAGAAACGGTGGTTGCCTACCATTGAGCGCGTAGAACCCAGCCGCCTGGTAAACATTGTTCATATCAAACATGCCGCTTAGTGAACTTGGCAGTGATGCCTTGCGCCATTTTGTTGTCGTTGGATCCTTTGCATTATGATGTGGCTTAGACCATTTCGTTTTGAGATCTCCACGCCGCCCATAATCAGGTAATGTATTGTGGGGCAGGGCGTTGCCAGGCAGTGTGTCTTTGTAGTCTGTTTCACCAATGAGCCTGTTATCCATTTTCATGGCCTCTTGCAGCCCCAGAACTGCGTGTTCAGTTACTTTGGCAAGTTCATCTATATAATATTCTTTGCGCGCCGTGTCGCCTTCTCTGACAGTGGCATTGTAATCTTTGACCTGATACTTACGCATATTGTCTTGTGCAACGTGTATGGCCTCGACAAGCGTTAGTTTGGTTCCAAACTCGTCAGGTATCAAATGGAGATCTGTTGCGTCTTGTACAGCGCGCCCAGCTGCCATGTTTGCACTACCTCTATTTTTAGTAAATGCATCTAGGATTGCATGGGCTTTTTCGTGATGACTTTCTTTTCTTGGATTATCCAACACTAGTTTCGCCCATTGTATTTTCGGACGTACCACAGCCTTTTCGAATATATTCTTGGCTCTGTCTTTCGAGCGCGGATTGCTGTGATGAAAATAGTTGTGACGCTTCGCCCAATCTGGCGCTGTAAATGACATTCGTAAATCCCCCGTACTATCGCGTTGTGCGATGAGTGGTCTTACGTTGCCATAGAGGACGTTTAACGTCCATACTAATTTTTAAATAATTTTTATTAAGTAATTTCTACAATGTGTACGCCTAATACATCTGGGCGAAAAACGACACTTAAAACGGGCGTGGCCCATTCTAACTCTAAGTCTTTATATGTCTCACTCGTTTTACCGTTATGCACAGTGTACACGCCACCTGGCTGTGGATAAAGTACGCCAGCAAATAAATCTTGTGTTTGATTTTCATAACCTTTTAAATTTATTGGCATAGGCGTTTTGGTTTTAACAAATGATATACGTTGATAACTGGTTGTGTCTACATACTTTTCCACAATTGGCGAGTACTTCACAAATTGTATTGAATTATCATATTCGTACCATTCGCCTTTATACTTTCTTTCGCAAGTCCATAGAAAACATGCCCGGTCTTTAAGGTATTGACCAGCTGCAAAAACTTCGAATTTTGGTTTATGATGAAGTTCTCTATGTATATGATTTTCTTGAATCAGGCATGTGCCAAGCACGGGAATCGGTTCGGAATAAAATAAGATTCGCTGAACTTCTACCCCTAAGATTCGGGCATATCGTTCAGCATCATTAATAGTCATTTGAATTTTGCCGTTTTTGTGTCGGCGTAATGTCTCTGGAGTTACACCTTTAGCAGCGGCTACTTCGTTATTTGTCATGCCAGACTGATTGATACACTCGTTAAGATTATTTTCCACAGCTACCATCGCTTGATCTTTTAAATTCATGCGTGTTCTCCTAGAATTGTCGCTTTCCGTCAAGTGCATAAATTGGCTGTTAATAGTCTTGGCTTGCACTACATCTCCGTAGATCACCACTATTTGACAAAGATGTCAAACAGTACATACTTTTGCGTATGACTTTAGAGCAGTATCGTAGGGAAAAAGGTTGGACATATGCGCAGTTAGCTGACGCATTAGGTGCATCGCATCCAACTATAGCGCGGCGTTGGTGTTTACGACATGGCGATAAACAAAAGCTTATTCCATCACAAAAGTATATGGAGCGCATTATGCTTCAAACAGCCAGTGCAGTAATGCCAAATGACTTCTATGTGCGCCATGACTGAGGATCAGTTACAGTATCAAGTTGTTACTTATTTAGATGTCAGTTTGCCCAATAACTGCGTGTATCATCACAGCCCTAACGAGGGTAAGCGCCACATAAATTACATAAACCGTCTAAAGAAGTTGGGTACGAAATACGGCTGGCCAGACTTAGAAATCTTTGTGCCAATGACGCACACCACCAGCGGTCACAATGAAGCTTTATTTATTGAGTTAAAAACTAAGCGCGGATCCATGAACGAAAACCAACGCCGGATGCGCGATGCATTGTGTGAGGCTGGATTTAAGTGGGCGTTGTGCAGATCCGTTGATGATGTCGAGAAATTCTTACGGCCACTAATTAAGCTACGGGTGGTTAATGAATGACCAAGTACTCATCCAATGCAAACATTGCCGTGGTTTCGGCGAAAGATCTATGCCGTTCACGATTGCCTGGCCTGTTGAGTACAGCGGTGGTGATAGCCTGGAAGAACAGATTGAGTGTGCAGTGTGCAGTGGCACGGGTAAGGTTCCGCTTATCCTCGATGAGATACTGAGCGAGGATCTATGACAGATAATCCATACAAATTGCCTGACGGTAACGTGCTTATAAGTTTTAGCGGTGGGCGCACTAGCGGATATATGTTGCATCAAATCTTGGATGCTAATGGAAATTTGCCAGAAAGAGCTAAAGTTGTCTTTGCAAACACTGGGCGTGAAATGCCTGAGACATTAGATTTTGTGCAAGAGTGCAGTGAGCGCTGGCGTGTGCCTATTACATGGGTTGAATACCGCCGAACAGATAAGCACTCATTCAAAAAAGTTAGCCACAACTCAGCTAGTCGTAATGGCGAACCTTTCAAAGCACTTATTTCTTATCACAAACGTGTTCCTGATAGTGTCCGAAGATTTTGCACACAACGATTAAAAATAATGCCAACAAATTATTTTTTAAAATCTATTGGCTGGAAGGGTTGGAGTAATGCGGTTGGTATTAGGGCTGATGAAGCGCGGCGTGTAAAACCCAGCCCAGTTAAATATATTAATTACTGGCATCCTTTAAATACTGATCAAATTAGAAAACCTGACGTTTTAGAATTTTGGGGCAAACAAAGATTAGCTTTTAATTTTGATCTTCGTTTAACAACGACAAGTAATTGTGACGGTTGTTTCCTTAAATCAGAAGCCAACAGGGCTGCTATGTGGCGATCACACCCAGAAAGAATGCAGTGGTGGGTCGAAATGGAAAAGTTGGTCGGTGGTAATTTTATATATCGAGAAACTTACAAAGAATTGGGTAATTTTGTACACCGTCAAGGCGATTGGATCTTTGATGATGAAGCATACTTGTGCCAAGCAGATCATGGGGAATGCACGGGATGAGTACGCACACCCTTAAAGCCAAGCGCAGACACCCAGACACGCAGCGTGAGCGCATCACAGTGGGTCATATTACGTTTGAGTTGTCATCCAGGGATAAGACATTTGCCCTGGTTGCTGGTGACGCAGTGCAAGCCAAAGACAGAAG